AGAAACTTATACACTACATTTTAATCGGAATAATGCTCAACTGGAACGTGGCCGTGTTCGCTGAAGAGGACCAAGGTTGCGAGTGGAAGACATTCGAAGAAACTGACACATACATCATGGAGAACTGTGTGCATCCGGATGGTGGTTATCAGGCACGTGTTAGGCAGAAACCTGTTGAGGGACTCAACATTATCAAAGTAGAAGCACCCAAGAAAAAAGAAAACCCTATACAAGAATTCAAGGACAAGGTTGAAGAAGCACCTAAGATTACAGAAAAGATAGAAAAGATCGAAAAAGTAGAACAGGAAGTAATTGTCACAGAGAAGAAAATAGAAAAATTGAAAGTAGAGAAAGCAGTTGAAGACAAAAAAATTATTGAAGCAGAAGATAACAAAACAGTTGATGTAAAAGTAGAAGAAAAAATTGAGAAAGCAATAGAGGAAAAACAATTAGCAGAAACACCTGTTGAAGAAACAGAGAAGCCAATTGTAAAAGAAGAAATTGCAAAAAAAGAGGAAGACAAAAAAGCCGATGAAAAACTTGTAGAACAGGCAACGGAAAAAGAATGGGCGGAAGTAGATGCAGAACAAAATATAGATTGGATGCAACTGCATGAGATGTTGCCAAGGCTGATTGTTGAGAATGAAAAGGTCAAAGCGGCGGAACTGGACTACGAAGCGGCAGTTGAATCTCTTAAATCAGAATACACAGCATACTACCCACAGGTCACGATATCAGTTGGCAACAACTGGGAAGATGACCGAACACCAAGCAAGGGAACACATCCAAACAACACAATCACGCACGATTCAAAACAGGGCATACAGAAGTCAATCACGATAACACAGATGATCTGGGACGCAGGTAGAACAAATGCCATGATAGACAAGGCAAAGGCAACTGCACAACAGGCCTATTACAGATTGGAACTGACAAAAGAAGATGTTGTGATGGAGGCCATAAATGCCTGGCTGAACCTACAGAAGGCCTACAACACACACGAAGCCAATAAAAAAGTAGAGGCAAACGCAAAGATCACACTTGCTATGACCATCGAGAAAGTCAAGAAGGGTGAAGGTTCTAAATTGGAACAACTGCAGATAGAACAACAGTACAGAACATACCAAACATTATCCATGACGAGTAGACTAGGACTTGACAGTGCAATACAGAGATTCCAGAACGTTTGGAGATTCTTCCCACACAATATCGCTGGAATGCCAACACCATTGGCAGACTTGTTGGGCATTATACCACATAAAGGCACAGAGGTCGTGAACAACACTAACCTTAAAATTGCGAGACAAGATGTTATAATCGCGGAAGAACAACTGGCTTTCGACAGGGCAGAATTTAGACCGAGGGTGGACGGTAAACTTTCATACACAGAGAAGGATGGAGAGTTGAGTGGTGGATACGACACACACGACGCACAAAAAGAAGAGTGGAGAGCAGACATCACAATGACTTGGAAAATATTCAACTTCAAGAACAAACACACCACTAATGCGGATCATGCCAGATTGAACGCGGCACACAGTAGATATCATGATCTTATGAGGACAACAGACGAACAATTCAAGAACGCATGGAACAACTATGTGTTGGTTGAAAAGAATCTAGAAACACTGAAACGTACAGTTGAAATAAATGATGAGATGTACAAACTTACACTTGCAGATTTCCAAGCAGGTGCATCTCCCATAATGGCTGTGTTCGGAATGAAGACTGCACACCTGATGAGTGAAGTCGCATACCAGAACGCTCAGATAGATCTACAGATAGCAAGGTATCAACTGCACAAGATACTCGGCTTGGTAAATCCAATCATCAAGTAAGAAATCATTAAATACACACATAATGAAAAGTCTTATCCGACATCTGTCCAAAGAACCAGGCACGGCCTCAATGCTGTTTACCAGCAGTTTCATAATTGGTATTTGTGCATTGGCTCCAGCACTGTTCGTGATAATTGTGTTGAACAAGTACCTCACATCAGGCGTAACGGCAACATTGATCAGTCTGTCGATCGGAGCAGTATTGGCCATAGCATTCGAGTTCATTTTCAGACAAAACAGAGGCAAGATGATGACCGGTTTCAATCAACGTGTGTATGATCCGCTGTTGAAAGCATTCGGAGAAAAATTTAGAACAGCAGGACAACTCACAGCACAGCAATACAAAAAGTTAGATGGTGCAGGCACGATGATTAAAAATATGAGGACATCGTCTATGACCAGTTGGATACTGGACTGGCCTTTCGTGCTGTTGTTTTTGGTTGTGTTGCTGTACATCAACTGGGCGGCATCCATCATCACTGCGGTATTCATGTTGGTGATGTACAATCTTATCACATGGAAAAAGAATGTGTCCATGTCACAGGACACACAAAGCAACATAGAAATATTTTTGAATGGATTACAGACGATAGTGATCATGTCAGTAGGTGCAATGATGATAATTGCAGGCACACTGGACATAGGATTACTGATTGGTTCTAACATTCTGGCCGCGAGGGCATTACAAGGAACCAGCAAATACGCCAAGGCGACTGAATTCTTAAAACAGCGTGATCAAGCAGTTGGAGAAATTATAAATTATGTCAAAAGCAAGTAACAGATTCTTTTTTGCAATCACAACTTTGTTTGTGATAATCTTCGTGTGGATGGCATACGCAAAAGTGGATATCACAACGCAGGCAGTTGGGATTGTCGTTCCTGAGAAAAATATCACCAAACTGGGCACAATGGTCACAGGAGAGATTGTTGCTGTCAATTACAAGCAAGGTGACGTCGTTAAAAAAGGTGATGTCATAATCACAATCAATCCAGGAGTTGGTTACGAGCCCAGAAACATCGTTGCAAACATAGATGGACGTATACAAGAATTGACGTACAAAAATCCAGGTTCTGTTGTCAAACAGGGAGACGGACTTGCAATACTTGTACCTTTAGACCAAAAATTAATCGTGAACGGCAGGTTACTAGTCAAAGACAGAGGATATGTCACAGTTGGCATGGACGCAAAAGTAAGACTTGCCAATCAAGACCAATTGAAATTTGATTCAATCAATGCAAAAATAATATCGATATCACCGGATGCTGTGCAGTCTGACACTGCCGCATGGTATGACATAGAACTGGAAATAGAAAAAGAGTTTTTCACGAGTGGTGACACCACATACAATCTTGTGCCAGGAATCCATGTTTATGTTTTTATTTTAACAGGAGAGAGAACCGTATTAAGTTATATCACAACACCTTTCCATAATGGCGTTGGACAGGCGCTTCAGGAGAGATAATGTTAAGTTGGTTCTTGATAGGAATTTTGGTTGGATTGTGTATTAGATGCACTGCCAAACCACACAAATCAGTTGAAGACAAATTCAAGGATCCATGGAACTGGACGGGATTCGGAGGCGGATGAGGGATAAGAAACTGACGATCCGAGAAAGATGGCGTAAGGCCTGTACTGCGGACAATATTGTAGACTTCAGTGTCGACGTATTTCTGATTGTGTTTGATGTGTTGAGTTCACCAATATTAATAATTATGAGGGTGGTGCGTTGGCTGTTGGCCAAGTTTGTAAACGAACACGTTAAAAATTTTATAAAGAAGATAGTGCATTGGTTTTTGGATCAAAGAAAAATCAGACTGGCCAAAGGACAGAACATTTTCCGTTATTATTGGTTGCTTTGGTTGTTTAGTCCTGTTATATTAATTGGATTAATTTTAATAATTGCTTTTACAACTGGTGTATTGGAAGGAATAAAAGAAGTAGGATGAGGATATTCACAAGCATATGGATGGTGGTTATACTTGCGGCTGTTCTGCTAGGAGTCAGAATAGACAACAGCGACACAGTCAAAACATTACGATACAAGACCTGGGATCACTTTCAGATTATGCAACCAAGACAGGTTGTCAGTGATTCGGTCACAGTGGTTAACATAACAGAGCAGGATCTTGAAAGGTATGGACAATGGCCTTGGCCTAGGCATGTAATGGCTATGCTTCATGCTAGATTAGGAGATGCAGGTGCCATCATAGTAAATTACAACATACTGTTTGCGGAACCTGACAGAATGAGTGGTGTAGAATATCTCAAATCAATGCCCATGGGCAACGAATTACGCGAACAATTGGGTGGTGTGTTAATAGACACAGACGCAGTATTCTCCCAAGTGTTGAGGGAATCCAACAATGCCGTGCTGATGATGAGTGTGAAAAACGACAGAGGTATTGAGCTCCCAAGCACAACGCAGATCATAGAAAAAGGAAACGTAAAACCTTGGTTGTATGCATACGAGGGGATCGTTTCTCCGACACAAAGGTTGTCAGCAGGTGCAACAGGAATGGGTGTTAATGTGACATCGCCTGAACCTGATGCAGTTGTTAGGAAAATGCCTGTGTTGATACGAATAAATGGAAAAGTATATCCAAGCATGATACTGGAGAACGTGAGATTGCTTAACGGATCAAAAAGGATCAAAGTCATTGCCAAAGAACACGGAATAGATGAAGTGCTTGTCAGCAAAAAGTCAGGCATACCAGTCAACCACAATGCCGAAATGTATATCAACTATGCAGACCCAAGCAAGTATGTTCAAATGTCAGCAACTGAGGTATTATCAGAAAGTTTCAATGAAAACAAAATAAAAGGTCGTATTGTTGTGGTAGGTATGGATGCCGCTGGATTGAGTGTTTTAAAATACACACCGCACGGCTTGACCACAGATCAAAATATAACTGCTCAGGCTCTTGACACATTACTGACTGGAAAATATCTATTAAGAATACCGCAGGCCGACACATACGAAATTGTGTTCATGGCATTCCTACTATTGCTTTTGATACTTGTATTGCCTAGAACAAGTGTTTTACTTTCTGTGCCGCTTTTAATATTTGTGCAGACAGGTGTTGCCTTTGGAGCATACATGGCATACGCCAACAAAGGATTCTTGATTGACCCATCCTTCATCATGCTGTCTGCATTTTTGGTTTGGTCTCATTCTGTCTACAACAACTTTGCAACACAGAGTAGACTAAGAAAACAGATCAAGAGGCAATTTGAACATTACCTAGATCCTGGCATGGTGAAGAAATTACAGAAGAATCCTAGCCTACTCAAACTGGGAGGTGAGACAAGGAACATGACCTTCCTTTTCTGTGACATCAGAGGCTTCACCCCTATCAGCGAAAAATACAAGGGAGATCCAGCAGGACTGACAACGCTTATCAATAGATTCCTAACACGCATGACAGATGTGATAATCTCAAATGGTGGTACAATCGATAAGTTTATGGGAGACTGTATAATGGCTTTCTGGAACGCACCAATAGAAAACACAAAACACAGGGAGGCGGCCGTTAACACTGCGGTTGACATGGTCAAGGCTTTGCAACATCTGAACATGCAATTGATTTCAGAAGGATTCACAGATGAGATAAAAATAGGAATCGGTATAAACACCGGCGACGCCCTGGTAGGTAATATGGGATCAGAACAGAGATTTGATTATTCGGTTATAGGTGACCCTGTGAACCTTGCTTCAAGATTGGAAAGTTCAAGCAAAACGCTGGGAAAAACAATAGTGATAGGAGAAGAAACAAAGAGAACTATCGAATCTGACTTTAAGTTTGAATACATTGACAGCATCACAGTCAAAGGCAAAACAGAAAAAATTAAAGTTTACACAATTCTATAAATACTACTATTATGACAGGAGTAGAAGTTATCACAGTATTATCAAAAGCATGGCCCATATTTGTGGGTTTCATTCTACTCATTGTTACTCTGGCACAGGCACATTATAGAATAAAGGTGCTGGAGGAAAAAGTCAAAGTTGCATTTGAACTGATCAACAAGTTGACTGACAAGTTTAGCAAATAACCGCTCGCTTTAATTCCAATTTTTTCAATTTAAATAGACATGAGGGCAGGAGAGTAAAATGAAATTCATAATGGTAATAGTAATATGTTTTGGTGTGGATTGTAACGCCATATTCGAACAAAACTATTATGACACAAAAGAGCAGTGCCTACAGGTAGCAACGGAGACAACTGCATTCATGCAAGATGCCTATCCAACTTCATCAGGGGTAATACACTGTTTCAGCGAAGAGGAATTTAGTCTATATCAAGAATATCTAAAAAACGGTGGTAAGCCTTCACTAAATCGAACAATTCAAGGCACAGACGCCTAGTTGACAATTACCTAAAATATAGTATAATAAGGGTATGAAATCCAAAGTATCTAGAAGTCTGACAAAGACAATTACTTGGCGTATATTGGCCACGTCAGACACCTTTTTGATATCATGGTTAGTGACAGGAAACTGGACCTGGGCAGGTGCAATAGCAGGTATCGAAGTTATTACAAAAATGTTCCTTTACTATGGACACGAAAGGGTGTGGGACAAGATCAAATGGGGCAGAGAAGCATTAGAATTGCCAACAGAAATATTTCCCAGTGAAGATTGGAAAATAAAAAGATTGAAAAATTACTTGAATAAAAAACATAAGAGGTTAGCAAATTTATTATGATACACGCAATGATAGACCTGGAAACTCTTTCCACAAATCCAAACGCCACAATCCTTACAGTGGGTGGTGTCAAATTTAATCCTTACACGTCGGAAGAGCCAGCAGAAGGAATGTACTTCCGTGTGGATGTCAACGCACAAACCAGCATGGGCAGAGATGTCATGCAGGAAACCGTTGATTGGTGGAGTAGGCAACCTAAAGAAATATCCGATGAGGCCTTTAGTGATGATAATAGAGTGGGGCTCAACGACATGATCAAAAAAATTAATAAATTTTCTGTTGGCGTTGATGTGTTTTGGTGTCAAGGACCATTGTTTGATTATGCCATACTGCAAGACATTTACAAGCAACTGGGACATCCTGTGCCGTGGCAGTACTGGCAGATAAGAGATTCTAGAACATTGTTCAACCTGGTGCCCCGTGATCCAAATGAGAAGAGGACAGGTCTACACAACGCCCTTGAAGACTGTTACTTCCAGGCAAAAAAAGTGCAGAAGGTGTACAAACAGTTGGGGATAAAAGATGCCAGATATTAAATGGTACGACATAAGTGACCTTTACACAATCAAAAATTACAAGATCACACACAGGAAAGATCCCGTCACCAAATGGATCAGGTTGCCCTGTGTTTATAAAATCAAAATCAACAACGCAATAGTCGAAGTTGGAAGGTCGGACACCTGCAAAAAGCACGGCGGCGCAGAAAAAGTAAGGAAAGCAATCGTAAATCTTTTGAACGTTTTGGAACACAACAAAAGTGTTACAAAAACCAAAAGATGGGAACAAATCAGGTTGCAACACAAACCAAATAGTAGTAACATTAAGATAGGAATAATAAAAACCAATGCCATCAAAAAAACCTATCTTCAAGAAAGCATTTGAAACAATAGATCGTTATGAAGAATGCACCTGGTTGGGTAACGACAAACCAATATTTGAGGATAAACACACAGCGGTATTCAAAGACAGGTATCCCTGCGTAGCAGGACACACACTTTTCATTCCAAAAGAAGACACAGCCGAATTCATAGGCGAATCATACAAATTGGCCTACTACTGTGGCAAGGAGTGGATCAAACAAGGAAAAATGAAAGGATTCAACGTTGGCATGAACATAGGTCTTTGTGCAGGTCAAACTATATTGTGGCCACACATACACTTCATACCAAGGCACGAGGGTGATGCAGAACACCATGGTGGAATGAGACACGCACACCCAGGGGCAGATCACAGCAAATATTACTAATGGTAAAAAGAATAAAACGAAAAAAGAAGACAAGCAGGAAAATAAGACCCATGCCCATATACACATCACCGGACGGTGGCGAAACTGTTTACGAGCAGATCGGAAATGGTGAAAAAAGATTAATCGAACAAACACAAAAAGCAAAGGATCAACAAGAAGCATATGAGGAGTTGGAAATGGTAGGAGTTGAGGCAATAGAATTGAGAAGAAAACATCCAACACTTAAAAAAGCATGGGATCAATACCGCACCGTATGGCATTTAATACAAGAAAATGACTGATATGTACAACTGCTCCAGAAACACTTTTACCATGCGTATATGTGCGTCTGTGTGCGTTTAAAGGGGTGATTAAATAGCATTATGACCAAGTATGTTTCGATTATAGGCAACGGTGAAAGCAGGAGAGGATTCGACATATCTCCCTTGAAAATGTTCAGCACGGTAATTGGGTGTAATGCAATATATCGAGATTATGTTACCGAGTACCTGGTGTGTGCAGACAAGCATATGTGTCAGCAGGCCGTCAATGCAGTTGGTAAAGGCACGACAATTTACACCAGAGAAAATTGGGCAGGACAATTTGCTAATTGGCCAAATGTCAAGAAATTACCATTACTTCCATACGCAGGAGACAAGAGGCAAGACGACACATTTCACTGGGGCACCGGACCACATGCCGGCAACGTTGCTTTAACTTTCAAACCAAAAGCAATATTCATGTTGGGTTTCGACCTACATCCTTTGGAGAAGGGTAAAATCAACAACATGTACACAGGCTCCGAAGGATACACCTATATCAAAAGGCCTGTGGATCCGAGTTACTGGATCTACCAATTCCAGAAGTTAATGGGCTACTCAGATCCAGACACGAGATGGATCGTGGTAAATCATGATCGTTGGGAAATGCCAAAGGAATGGAAAGCACAGTCCAATGTGTTTCAGGAAACCTACGACGGGATGGCCAAGTTCATAAACAGACAGTTGACAAAGAAGTAATCTCGTATAAAATTACAGTATGATCAAACCCATGTCAGAAAATCTGATGGTACAGGAACAACTGAAGTCTCCGCATAAGAGGTGGAAACACATGGTGGCCGTGATGTGCCTCAATCTAACCTATAGGAAACATGTGAAAATAATCTTACCAAAACTATTCGCACGTTATCCCAGTCCCGAAGCGTACCTGCGTGGCAGATTGAAAACGCAACAACAGATGTTGAAACCCTTGGGTATGTGGGAGGTAAGGTCGAAGAGGATCAGAAAAATGACGGAGCAATATCTGTCATGGGACAAGAAGGACGCAAGTGAACTTCATGGTATAGGCAAGTATGGTTCTGACAGTTACCAAATTTTCTTTTACAATCACGTGCCCGACAATGTTCAAGACAAAGAACTAAAGAAATACATTGACAAACTTGCAGGATAGTTTATAATAGTGTTATGTTTGATAAAATAAAAGATGGTGATGTAATCACTTTGAAATTGGCTTCCGGAGAAGAAGTCATCGCAAAACTAACAGGCAGAGCCGACACATATATCAGTATAGAAAAGGCACTTGTACTGATGCAAGGACCACAAGGCCTTGCATTTGGCACATTTTTTTCAACTGCAAAACAGGACGAACCATTTAATATAGCAATAGACAAGTTGGTGTCGATAGCACACATAAATGACAAGATAGCAGAAGAATACAAAAGGGTCTTCAGCAAGATAGAAGTGCCTAGCAAACCCAAGATTATAACATAATGAAACATTTTGATAAACATTCAACAAGTATCAAAGCACTGGTCGACGTATCAGAGGCCATGCTTAATGCAATGGAACAACACGGAATAGATCCAGAGACCGTGTCAAAGTCAAACGAGTTTACTGTGATGATACACTTTCTAAAGAGCATCATCGATGGAGAATTAAATATACCAAACGAACTGACTGATCGCATCAGAGATACAGCATTCCAGTTGGAACTAGATCATAAGTTAAACAAAAAACTGAACTGATGATCGAGAGGACTCAAAGACTTTCATCCCTCTATAAAAATTCTGCAAGTCATCAAAAAAGGAGAAAAGATGACTTACTACTCAACTAAAACATACGGACACAACATAGGACTGGCCTGTGTGTTCAGACAACCCAACGCAGATCACTCTCACTGCCATCTATTGCATGGATACAGCCTTGCGTTCAAATTCACATTTGGATGTAATGAACTGGATAATAAAAACTGGGCAGTTGACTTTGGTGGACTGAAACCCTTGAAGGCATGGCTGGAGGACAAGTTTGATCATAAACTGGCTTTGGACAAAAATGATCCACAGTTAGAGAGATTAAAAGAACTTGAAAAGCATGATCTTGCCGAAGTGAGAATATTCGATGGTGTGGGTGCTGAGATGTTCGCCAAACACGCATTTGATTTTGCAGACAAACTGATCAGAGAGAAAACGGATGACAGGTGTTTTGTGCAAAGTGTTGAATGTATGGAACACGGAGCAAACAGTGCCATCTATTCTAGAGGATAAAATATTAATAGAATACGATCACAAACTTGTCAAAGTTGACGTATATGATACTCCATTAGGCAAAAGATTCATAGAGGCACTCAAAGACAATCTCGTTAAAAAAAGAGTACTTGAGAAGAACTTCTGTTTCCTTGGATGGGCAGACTCAAAAAGAGATTTGAATTTTCTTTGTCACGAGTTAAACAAAAGCATACAACAAATAAATTCTTTTAATTTCAGCCCGCCTTATGAAAGGATCGATCCTTTTGTTGCGGATGATTTTCAATACAGTTCCAGACTACCCATAGGCAAGGCCATAAACGGTGATGTCAACAAAACACCCGGACTAAGACTCAAGCACGAAGCCTGCAATCTGCTCCACCGTTACTTCGAGGATCTACAGGGAACAGCATGGCAACTTTCTGAGTTTTACAAACAGGCCGATCATGAAACAAAGTATGCTATAAGACAGTTGAATAATATATGCCACGAAATAGAAAGTTGGGTAGAAGCATACAGGAAAAAATTTATAGAGCCAGAGTGGATAAGGCCATCACAAATAACAACATTCCTTAACGCACCGCGATACGACTTGCACGAAGAAGACTATGAATTATTCAAACAGAACAGATACGACAGAGAGTTAGGTGGGGTATACCTACACTGGTCACAGGTGGGCAAAACATTGTACGAAGTTTTCAGAGACGAACACGCACCTAAAATGACAGACGCACTGTGTTCGGCAATAAATCACCAAAAATATTACTCAGGAGAATTTGACATAGAGTGGGGAGACACCATAACAGAACAGACACATGAATTTAAGAAAGAAGAAATGGAAGAGTACCGTTCATGGCTGAAGGACAACAACTATGATTGGGAAGATCCTAAACTTTCACTTGGTTACATAAAGATAGGACAGGTAGATTTGACCACATCATTTCAAAATCGTCCATTCCTTGGCATCTATGATGTGATGAAAGATAATTTAAATATAAAAAACATCACTATCAGAGGCAAAGAAACAGTAGAAAACAATTTTGCTTACACACTAGACAGCAAGGATTGGAAACAAATACAAATGGAAGGATTGAAAAGAGGATATGAATCACGTAGTGTGCGTTAAATGGGGCAACAAGTATATTTCAAAGTATGCTAATGTACTCAACAACATGGTGAAGAGACACACCACAGTGCCTTTTCAATTTCATTGTCTAACCGACGACCCCTTAGGACTAGATCCTGAAATAAATGTGATCAAACTGCCCAATGACCCATGGATCAAATCTTGGTGGAGCAAACTATGGATGTTCTCTCCAGAGATGCCACTGCAAGGAAACATATTATTCTTTGATCTGGATGTTGTGATATTTGAGAACATAGATCAGTTGTTCGATTATAACCCTGGCAAGTTTCTTATCATAAGAGACTTCAATAGGTGCAGGGTAAATGATTGGAAACTGAGCAATTCTAGTGTGATGCGTTGGCAGTCAGGCACAATGAACTACCTGTGGAATGAATTCAAGGATAAATCGGCAGAGGTTATGCAACAGAATCACGGAGACCAAGACTGGATTACGAAGAGAGCAAGAAATGATATCAACTGGTGGCCTGAAGAATGGATAAGATCATACAAATGGGAGATGGTAGGACTGAAGGACACCAAACTTTTGACCAAGGACGGCAGGAAATTTTTCCGCACACCTCCAAGCATAGGCAAAGACAACAAGGTGGCCGTGTTCCATGGTTCACCCAACCCCATGGAGTGTGCAGACAAGTTTGTAGAGGACAACTGGAGATGAGTTACGGTAAGGTCAAAGTCAAGAGAGTCAAACCCGGGTTGGATCAGATACCCGAAGACTGCGGATATGAGAAGAAATTCCGTTTCAACATAGACATGAACTCAAACGGTATCATGGGTGAATGCATAGAGTGGTGCCAGATAAACTGTGAGGGCAAATGGGGTTGGTGGTTCGAACCTGCAGGAAAAATAGAGAACCCAATGAACCACTGGGAGGACCAGAACAGTTACATGAGTTTCCAATACAAAAAAGATGCCACTCGTTTTTGGTTGGCAATCGGTTTGCAAAACATGGGGGAGAGAAGTAGATAATTATTAGTATGAAATGGTTTGAAATTACAGAAGAAGCAAAGAATCAAATGGAGAAGTTGTTGGCAAAACACCCGGACAAGTATGCTGTCAGCCTGATGGTGGAAGGCGGTGGCTGTGCAGGATTCAAATACAAGTGGGGATTCATAGACAAAAAGGAAGACGTTGGCAAAGATGACCACACAGAGGATTGGCATACCGGCAAATTTGTTGTAGACGATGCTAGTATGTTGTATGTCGCAGGCACGAAGATAGACTGGAAAGAAGAAGTGTTTGGTTCACAGTTTGAAATAACAAATCCTAACGCATCTTCCGGTTGCGGTTGCGGAGAATCATTCGGGGTGTAATGGACACTGCTTTCATAATAGGCAACGGTGAGTCGAGAAATATATTTCCAATAGAAAATTTGAAAGGCAAAGGCGTGATATATGGTTGCAACGCCATATACCGAGACCATCCAATGTTGTGTGATCACATCGTGGCAGTGAATCCCCCAATGTACGAGGAACTGGCGGCCTGGCACAACAACGGCAAAGAATCTCCAAAGATATACGGAAGAGATGATGTTTCTAAATGGAACTATATCTGTGATGGTGACACGGAAACAGATGTTCCGGAAGGACTCAAGATATACAGAGTGTGGAGAGGAGGTGACATCAAGAAAGGTGGCAAAATTAAAACTAATGACTTCAGTAAGGCCAAAGGATCAGGGTGTTCCGCCGTGTTGTTGGCGGCCGAGTCCGGAGTGAAAAATATTGTTATACTGGCTTTCGACATAATGGGGGCAAGACAATGGGAGATGGAAACCCCCAGCAGGATACAGAACAACATATACAAGAGTTCAAACAACTACCCAGGACGAGAAAGCATGAAGGCCTATCTAAAATACGAATGGATGTATCAACTGCGGCAGACGTTCAGACAGTTTCCAGGAACAAACTTTCATTTTATCAACAGAAGAGAATACCTCGAGGGCAATCCTTTCCTTAGGTGGTATTTCGATCAACCAAATATAAAGTGTGGGATTTACGCTGACCTGCAGAGATGGATCTCGGGTGCCAGAGATGACATCAAGTGGAAAACACTATAAAGTCAATGTGCTACTGGCATCGATCTTGTAGACCTTACGCATTTTAACACCTACCTTTTGTGCGAATCTCTTGGTGTCACAACACGAACAGACATGCTTGTAATCATTGGTGGCACGTTCTGGATCCACTTTCGATCTTGGTCTGAGAAATTGCACTCCGCATGAATCACATTTGAACACGAATACAGTATTTTTCCTGTGGAAGGTGTGGTAAACGCCACATTTACTCTGGCGTTCATACAGTCTCATAGTTTTTAATGTTTCGACAAACATCAATATTATTTAATAAATATGTATATTCGATATATGGCTAGATTAAACATAGACACAGGAACACTAGGAAACCCGGCAACAGGCGATACTTTGCGTACGGCCATGACGAAGATCAACACGAATTTTTTAGAATTATATACGGATTTGGCGGCCACAACTTCATCGGGAGGTGTGTTAACTAATCCAGTCACAAACGGTCATGTAAAAATAGTTGCAAACGGAACAGGTATTGTTGAAATTGATAGATTATCAATAAACAACACCACAATAAGTTCACTAGATACCAACGCAGACATCACCCTTACAGCAAATGGCACAGGTAGTATTGTGTTGGCAGGACCAGTTACAGCAAGTGAGATTACAACCAATGAAATTTCAACTAATGGATCGAACGCAGACTTGAAACTTATAACATCAGGCACAGGTGATATTTTATTGAAAGGTAAAAGAGTCGGAATTGCTGATGTTAACCAACCAGATTCACTCTTACACCTAAAAGATACAAATGCAGTCATCACACTCCAGAGAACTGCTGACGCAAACACTCCTGGTCTAAGTTTCCAACAATCAGGCGGCAACGTAAGAGCAGTTATTAAGATGGATGGTACATCAGGCACATCCAATGAAATTTTCTTCCAGACATACTCCGGTTCATTGGCAGAGAGATTTAGGGTGACACACACAGGTGCGAAAGTATCTGGCACTTTAAATGTAGACGATGGCATCAGCATCACTGACAACACTATCACTTCTTCGGCATCAAACGCCGATCTTGAACTTTCAGCGTCGGGTACAGGTGAAGTAACAACAGATGCCAATATTAGAATGCGTTCCGGCACACCGTTGCTTAAGATCCAACGAACTGACAACGCTAACGTTCCTGGAATTGATTTCCAAGGTTCTGCAGGCGTAACAGGAGCAAGGATCTTGTTTGATGGTACAAGTGGCAACGCAAATCAAATTTATGTAGAAACATTCGATGGTTCAGTACTTGCAACAAGATTAACAATAGGACATACAGAAACGACAGTGATAGGCACCTTAAATGTTTCCAGTTCAATTACCTCTCGTGGCGCCACTGTGGGCGGTAGCCTCACAGCAGGATCATTAACTACAAATGAGATAAAATCCAACGGATCAAATGCAGATATACAGATAGATGCCTCAGGCACAGGAGCCATTGAATTACTAGCACAAAAAGTAATCATGGCTAACCTTCCAACAAGCGATCCTAGTGTTGCTGGACAGTTGTTTAGAGACGGAACAGATCTTAAGGTAAGCACAGGATAATAGCCGTTAGACGCATATACACAAATCCGCTAAATATTAATTAATATGGCACAGGAAATAATCAACATTGGAATACAGGCCGATGACGGCACGGGTGACACTATCAGGGGAGCCGGAGTAAAGATCAACAACAACTTCACGGAGGTCTATGCAAGGCCAAACCTCACTTTGCCAGGATTGGAATTTTCGGGCAACGTGGTGAAAGCAACAAGATCCAATGACGACCTAGTGTTGGGGGCCAGTGGCACAGGAACAGTCACAGCACCTGAGATCACAATAGACTCAACTGTAAACATATCGGACAACGACATCAAGGTCAACACATCCAACGCAGATCTTGTGGTGACAGCAAACGGCACAGGTTCGGTAGCAATTTCAAAATTAGACCTAGATGATGGCACAGTTGATGCCACAACTATAGGATCAAGTACGGCTTCAACGGGTGCCTTCACGACTGTGACTGCGACAGGGTCAAGTTCAATAGATGGAATAACAATCACAGATAACACCATTTCAACCACCGCCACCAACTCCGATTTAGAACTTACCGGTTTAGGAACAGGCACGGTATCGTTTAGTGGCATCAAGTTTCCCACTAGTGATGCTATTGGAAATAGAGTATTACAAACAAATGGAAATGGTCAACTGTCATTTTTTCGACCAGATATATTGTTAGAACTAGCAGAGTTTACTGATGGTACAGCAACCATATCAGGATCGTCATCTTCGGTGCAGGCAATAGACTCATTTGCGGTTTCAATGTTCAGGAGTGCAAAATATCATCTCCAGATATCAGACAGCACAGACAACAGGTTCAGATTGATAGAGGCCAATGTCACACACGACGGCACCAACGCATACGTCAGTGTGTTTGGCGGTGTGGACAACGGAGCGGGTGATGGTTCATCCATCTACGACACACTTGACATATCCGCGGACATAAACGGCGGTAATGTTAGACTGCTAGGTCAAGTAAATAACGATAACAACCAGGTAATAAAATTTGTGAGGAGACCAATAAAGGTTTAATATGGCAAGGATTAACTTAAACGTAGGTTCAAACGCTAACACCGGAGACGGTCAGACTCTGAGATCGGCCATGCAAGATGTGAACACCATGTTCACGGAGATATACGCATCATCACTATTTGAAGATGGTATCTCACTGAGTGGTAACGAGATCAGGGCGACAAGATCCAATGATGATCTTGTGTTAAGACCAAGCGGAACGGGTGTAGTCACAATGGACAACCTCACAATTGATTCCAACATCAACATCACAGACAACGAAATCAAAACCACTGTGTCAAACTCAGATCTTAAATTGACTGCTTCAGGCACAGGCAGTGTTGTGATAGCAAAAGCCGACATTAATGCTGGAACAATAGACAACACGACTATAGGTGCCACGACGCCCGCGGCAGGAACGTTTACTACTTTAACTGCGAGCCTAAGTGCAACACTTGATGGGGTCTTGGTCAAGGACAACACGATATCCACCAACGCCACTAACGCCGATCTAGAACTTTCAGCGGCAGGAACAGGTACAGTTAGTATAAATGGTTTGAAAATGCCATCCTCGGACGGATCGGCAAACCAATTATTAAAGACAAGCGGTACCGGTGTGTTAAGTTTTGCCACTGTAACGCCAACCTTGAGTCATTCAGAACTAGGAGATGGCACCAACACTATCGCTACTTCGACCACCACCCAAGTTGACACTTTCAATTCTGCTTCTTACAGAAGTGCAAAATACTACATCTCAATATCGGACAGCACAAACGGAAGACATGAATTTGTTGAAGCAAACGTAATCCATGGTCCAAGTGCTGACAGTACCATTGAGGCCTATTTGACGGTGTTTGGTTCAACAACTTCATACACAGCACCACTCTGCACGTTTACCGCTGATATAGACGATGGTCTTGTGAGATTGCTGGCCACGAACATTACCAGTGACAGCATTGTATTCAAATTCCAAAGAATACTTTTCGACCTTTAATAATTACATTCGGTTTACAAAATTAAAAATAAATAGTAGTATAACAAGGATATAAAAAACTATGGCTAGACAAGTAATCAATATAGGATCAAGTGCAAATGACGGTACAGGTGACCCGTTAAGAACAGCATTCGACAAGATAAACGACAATTTCGCAGAATTATACGGTGGTGACAATGATATCAACACATTGGACGCGAACCTTAATGTAAACAATTTTGCAATCACAACAGGTGTAACAAACGGTGACATCACAATCACGCCGAATGGTACAGGAAGCATCAAACTGGGTGCAATGAAATTCAATGGCACAACTTTGAGTTCAGATGATTCAACAATAATCAACATCAACGAAGGATTGGTCGTTGACGGCACAGCAAATATTTCAGGTGCAACAGCACTTGGCTCTACGCTTACTGTTGGAACATCACTAGCACTAGCAACAGGAGCCACAGTCACAGGCATAGACAACGGAGCATTGGGATCGAGTGCAACACTATTGGCAACACAAGGTGCCATCAAGACTTATGTTGACTCGCAGGTCACAGCA